GGTTGTGGCACGTGGATAGAAATAGTTGTAGCTACCAACGTCAATGCTGATGCCCTTGAAGATTTCTTTTTTGTAACCAGCATACAAGTCGCTTTCTAAGCCTGCACCTGCGGTGTAGACTTGGCTAGAAACACTGCTGTTCCAGTTGCCAATGTACAAGCCACTCTTGTGTGCATAGTCAATGCCGCCCTGAACTGCAGGAGCATTTTGGGTTTGGCTAACACCGCGGAAACGGTAGTCGCTGGTCAAACCTAAATTGCCAGTGAGTTCGGCTTGAGCCGAGACCGCAAAGCCAGCGGACAAGGCCAATGCTAATAATAATTTTTTCATGCTTGAGATTTTCCTTTAAAAGAATGCTGGACGACCGTCCAACCCTTTATTTAGTGGTTATCACTGGCTGGCCAACAAAAAAGCCTGATTTCTCAGGCTTTTCAGACTAGTTTGGGTAACAAGGCATAGTTGCCCCGGAGATCATGCCGCTAAGGCAAAGACCTCGTCATTAGATGCGTTTGCATTTAATAAAGGTGCTTGATTTACAGTCATCGCCTACTGTGTTGCCTCTTTCGCTATCTCACCATGTCGAAACCGGTCGGGCCCATCAGAAGTATATTGTAACGCGAACAAGAGTGAGTCGTTCCAAGTCGCCAGATCAACAAACACATTTCTGCGTTGTTCTCGCACCTGCAATATACTTTTGGTGGACCCGGGGAGAATCGAACTCCCGTCCACAATGCCTTTGCTACAAAGGAATTACAACAATATCGTTATTATACGACAAACCTATTTATCGGTCAACCAGGCCCGTCCTACCACCAATTATAGATTAGTTTCCTAGATCATAACATTTACTATAAATGAATTTGGTATTAACTAATTGATTTTTCTCACGCAAATATTGATTGTCATGTAAAAAATTTACAAATTTTGTTTCACTCTGGAGATTGAAAAGTCCTTTGATGTAATTTAATGCAGTCTTGTTTTGATTTTTTAAGAATGCTTGCAGTGTGGGATCTGGGTTAGCAATTAAATCAGCATAGGATTTTTCTCCGCTGACATCTATACTAAAATATTGATCACTGCTTAGTTTTTGGAGGTTACTGGCACCATCAGTCAGTTCCGGATGTCGTCCACAGGCAGTGGCCCAGCCACGATAGCCTTCAACAGTTCTGGGCCATTTTGCTTCGGCCCAGTCACCATCATACAGTGGCAATTTATTGGCCGCAATGTGTCGTTTGACTGCGTGTTTGACCAGATGGTTCTGCTTGATGTTGATCAACGGCTCAAGAAAAAACAATGTGAGATGAGTATAGCTCATGGTTTGACGCATAGGACTGTCCAAGTGTCGGGCACACCAACGACCTTGTTGGTAGACCAGTCTGGGTTTTTCGTAGCCGGCCACAGCAGTCCAAGTTTTGCCGGCATGATTACGTTCGATCAGATGTTTAACACCTTCGGCACCGGTACTCATACCAAACATCAAAAGGTCGCCTTTTGGTTTCCATACCCAGTCTTCGTCTGGACAATCCAGTGCTCTAAGTTCAGTGTCATTTTGATCGTAGCGGGTGATGCGTGTGGTTGGGTCCCAATGATTGGCTCGCATCCAGTCCACGTGATGATCTGGATACTGTGCCAAGTGTACAGATGCCTTGATTATGATTTCGTCAATGTGTATGTTGGCACGTCGGAAAATGTTATAGATAGTGTGACTGTCTGTACCACCTGACCACAATAAGATCACACGTTCGTACTGAGATCTTAGTCTGTGTGCATAAGCAGTCATTAATTCATCCAATGACTGCTCGGGCTCTACAGTCCAATCAAATTGATCATACAAGCTGTCTCTACAATAAAACTCCACTGGATTGCCTGATGTCATGGCCTCCATTAAAGCAGGGTAGATATTGTATATAAACTTGTGACCAACTCGATAGGCTATAGTGTCCATGTGTTACTCGATGCTCTTTGCTACGTTTCGCATGATATTCAATGTGTTGACTTGAACTTGACGTTGATCCTGCGGAGATCCACCAAAGTTAGCAATGTGCAACATTTCAATATCCTTAACATATTTTGGATTTTTCAATGCAGTTTTGACCACAGCGTTGATTTGTGCAATGACTTCACGCGGTGTGCCGGCTGGAGCATACAGGCCATACCAAATTGGCACGTCAACTGCTGGAACACGATCGGCAATGCTGACAAGTCGTGCATCAGGAACATCTTTCTTGACAATAGCAACACCACGTCGATCTAGTGTGGCAATGATTTTAACTTTGCCTGCTTTAAAATGTGGATTCATTGCAGTGTAGGTATCAAATACAAAAGGAACATGTCCACCTAATATGTCGGTCACTTGCGGTGCTGATCCTTTGTAGAAAACAATGTTGGGTCGTGGTAGTCCTTCTCGCTTGGCCCACTCATAAAAAATGTTACCGGTGTAGGTATTCCAAAATCCCAAATTGAATTTTTCTGGATTTTTCTTCACATACTCTTTGAACTCTTCGTAGGTGTTTACAGGAACATTATTGGCCACGGCCAACACTGCTGTGCCAGCACCCAATGAGATAATTGGATCAAAACTGTTTTCGGTATACTCAATACCGGGTGCCCGTTGTTTAAAGGCAATGTTGGCATCAATAAATCCATTTCCTCCAACATAGATGGTGTGACCATCTGGTCGAGCAGCCGCAACATAGTTGCTACCAATCACAGTGTCGGCACCAGGTTTGTTTATTACAACACTCTTCCAACCCTGAGCTTGGAAGATTTCATCTAGCACACGACCCCATTTGTCTGTGGCGCCACCAGGCGGGTACGGCACTACAATTTCAACAGTTTTGGTTGTGGGGGTAAAGCCTTGCGCCAACACAATTGAGGACAGGGCAACTAGCATGCCAAAGATGGCAACTTTTAACAATTGAAACATATGTTTTTCTCCTAAATTTGAAAGTTTCTTTAAGAGCTTGCAGAAGAACTCTGCTACGGCTCGGCGTTCTGCATTAATAATACAGTAAAGACATTGTAATGTCAAGCGTCGATTTAGATGCCGACGTCGGATGAATCCGGCGTTGCAAAATTATTTATTACACCTGTGCTTAAGAAAAAATTCTACTGGTCACAGCAAATCTAAACTTCTCGGGTTCCAAATTTATTACTCTATGATAGGTATTGACTTTGAGTATGTGCCATCTATGAGGCTCGATATGATAAGAAGCCAACAGTGTAATTTTGTCATCGTCGTAAAATTCAGTAAGCACATTTGATCCTCCGGTACTCATTACGTAATTTAATTTGACAGTTGTACCATTGTCTTTGTGTAGGTTGTTGGAGGTGTGTAGTATTTGAAAAGCAAAATACATGTCAGGACAGATATTTTGCTTGCACCATGCATCCAATTTTTTATTGTGGTCGTCGGTCCAAATATAAGTTTCTAAATTACCAGGTCCGTTGGCTCTGAGAGTATAATCAGTCGGATCAAGACTTATTTCAGAAATCAAGTTGTCTGGTAAGGGCGGCAAAGAAAGATATTGAATAAATCTAGGTTGGTACATGCAGTGTATTTTACAGGAATTTGTTGTGTTTGTCAAAAAAAAAAGACAGCATTGCTGTCTTTTTTTAAGGGTTGATTTGTTAGTGTAAACGAATGTTTTTTACCAAATCCTTGGAGAAATAATGTTTACATTTGACATAAGTCAACTGCGACTTCTTCTTTAATGCAACACGATCTTCTTCGCTAATTTCGGTTATGGTAACACCATTGGCCACAGCATCACGTTCAAATTTCTCGCCGTCTTGCACAGACCACTCACGTTCCTTACGGCTGGCGTACAGGGCGGCCTTTTGGAAAGCCTCTTTTTGTGTGTCAGTAAGTGTGCCCCAGAACTTGTTGCCGACCACTATACTGGTCATGAACATGCTGTGATTGGTCTTGAGTACATGCTTGCCGTTGAAACGTAGATATGTAGTTTCTACTGCATCAGCTTCGCCTTTGCCAATTAGATCATATTTGTTCCAGAGACCAGGGCATACTACTTTGGCCTCACCGCCCATGCTTTCAATGGTAGTACCCAGAGTCAACGGGTTATGTACTACAATACGTAATCCTTGCAGATCTTTGATACTGGCGATAGGATCGTTACTGCCAATGACACGATAACCGCCCGAGTATGTGAATCCCAGGCCGGTTACGCCGGATTTTTTACCAAGATTGGCACACAACTCTTGCCCAATGGGACCTTCAAGGGTGCGGCTTACGTGGTCGTGATCTTCAAACAAGAATGGCAAATCCAATGCATGGAAATCAGAATACAGATCTCCAATCAGGCCAACTTGAGTTTGACTCATTTCAATATTGCCATCGAACAGAGCATTCCATAAGGCCTGGACTCCAGTATCAAGACTGACATCCTTTTGATCAAGTACATCTAATCCTGGAATTTCTTGATACCGGGCACAATATTCTGGGTAAGTTAGAATTTCAATTTCTAACTCATTGTTGCAGTGCTTTTTTAATTCTTCACTAAATGCACGTGCGGTACGAACAAAAAGTTCTTGTGGTTGATGGGCAATAAGCCATCTAATTTTTCTTGGTTGATTCATAAACCCTCCTGGGAATTGTATATAGATATTTATGGCAAATTGATTTCAGGACTCTAAAATCAAACGCATTTGTATGCAAGTATTTATGAAGAAACTTTTTTTTGGTGGGCCTTCTAAGAATTGAACTTAGACTCCAACGATTATGAGTCGTTTGCTTTACCATTAAGCTAAAGGCCCTGATTCACAGTATAACATCAGGGCCTATAGTTGTCAAGAAATTGCTCCAGGTTGCCATACAGGTTGACCCAGACTGCTTCATGGCTGCCAAACATGATGATCTTTTTTGGTATGCCTTTGACAGCATGGATATAGTAAGGCATCTGTAGTTTTCGATCCAGATCTAGCAGTCGGCGTTGTGTGAGGTCATGCGGATTGGGTATGGCAAACTCGTAGGTCACAAGATCCAACTGTTGCACCAATGCCGCGTATCCTGGTCCAGTCAGGCGCATGCCGCCGGTCTTCCTGCGATTGAACCACCATGTGCTCATGGCCGTGGAAATCGATACGGCCGAGTCAGTGCTCAAATTTTTAACCAGCTGTTGTGTCAGTGTGAGTTTGTCACGCACTTCAAGGATAAATCCGATCGCCCGCGGTCAGCAAAACCACAGTGAACCGATCGGTCTTGAACTGTGTGTTTAGTTTTCGTGCTAAATTCCTGGCATGCCCCGGATTACTGAAACTGACCTTTTTGTATTTGGGCCCCGGATACTGCACCAAGAGATTGCTGGTCTTGAGATTGATGGGCTGATTTTCATAGAACACAGCCCACACTCCTTCCGACGCCAAGACCTGTTCGGTCTTGTAGGTCACCTTGTTGGTATGTTCAATCAACACGCGAGGCTTGGGTCGGCTCATGGCATAATACTCCTACATTTATTTATGCCAAAATATAGGTATATTTTAGAATGCACCGCCTTGTATTTCCACTTTTAACACGTCTGTGTTGGCGATTTTGGTTTGTTGTTCTTGCAGACTCTGCAGAGCCAGCAACAAGCGAGTGATGTCGGCGTGTAGATCACGGGCTTCGTTTATGGTCATGACCAGGTCACGGGCACCGCGGGCTTCTTGACCCCGCACACGGTCAACGAATTTCTGTAGATGTATGGTCATTGGCATCACTTTCTGAATGGAATGGTCCTGCGTGTTCATAGCGTTGCAACACTATGAGCTTGGGTGCCAGCATGGTCTGCCAGCTACGACCTCGCCTGACACGATACCAGCCGGCCGCAAACCATGATTTGCTCTTGGCAGTGCGAGTGTACACAGGCAACTGTTGTGTGACCGACCACATGGCATTGTACACACGTCCCTGGATGGGATATCCATGCACCAGGTTGTCAGGAACCACGGCAGTGGCATGAGGTCTTGATTCAAACTTGATGTTGACTTTTTGTGCAGCCATACGTATGGTAGGGAACTGTGAGGTTTCGTTGCGTATGCGTACCTGGTATCCGCCGGCACAGGCCTGCACATTGCCTACCTTGCGATTGTTCTCTTGCAAGATCCAAAATTCATTGTCTATCACGGGTTTAGCTACTAACGTCATCGAGTACTCCTTTGTATGTTTCATTCATCCATCGACCAAAACTGTCAGCCGACTCCGAACACTTATTCAATTCATATTTGCCACAGAACTGCATGAATCTTACTCCCACTTGACCCACGTCCTTGTGCGAGATCTGTTCACGTATGGCAGCATCTACCACGGCTTTGACGTCGGCAGGCTGTGCTGTCAAATCAATCAGAGTTCTGTTGCGTTCGTAATCGTCCAACACACGGTGTTCCACACCATCTGGATCCATCCAGCGTTGTAGCATCATGTTGTTCCAGTTGTAGCCTTTTTTGTCTTTGTCCGCAAATGCTTCTTGGAGTCCGACCTTGTTTTTAGTGCCTTTGGTCCTGACACCTGGGTAGGCGCTAAACACATTGTCGCTGCTATCTCCCCGCATGCATTTTTCAAACAAAAGCCACGCTGGGTTAGGGATTGTTTTAGGTTCTTTAGTTTTCTTATCGACAACCGCTTTGCCCTTGGCATCGAATATTCCTTCTACCGTGATTAGTTCGTCGGTGATTCCGTTGTATTGTTTGACGTTGTTGGCTACCAGCTGAACAAAATCGGTATCACTACTGATTACAACATGTTCATCTTGGGGATGTAATGCGATCCAGCGAGCTATGACATCGTCGCCTTCTGCGGAGGGACAACGTATCACACTACAGTTGGTCCTTTCGCTCAGGTATTTAGTCAAGTTATCATAGGTTTCCCAGAACATCTTGTCTTCTTCTAGTTCTGTTTCTGTGAGTGCCTGACGGGCCACAGCACGATTGTTTTTGTAGGGCTTGTACATGTCCTTGCGCCAGCTTCGCCCTTCCAGGGCAAATACCATGTGGTCGGCTTCAAATCTTCGTGCCATTTTGTTGGCAGCCATGAGTGTGACGTGCAGAGCAAAACCCACTTTTTCCCAGGTATCACTGGCTCGGAAAGCTCCGTGTCGGGCACGGAAGAAAAGATTGGCAGTATCTACTAGAACATATTTCATACAGCAATTATAGCATGATGCTGGACAGAAGTCAATCAGATAAACCGATTGCTCATGATATAATTCAGTATGAAACGATGGAAAATCGAATGCCCGTCGGAGCCAAAATGCCATGAATTGGGTGCAACTGTGTCGATGCCCTGAGCACGTATTATGGCATCATATGTTTGTTTGGGGTCGTAAGGACCAATGTAATTGTGGCCCCAATCGAGGTGATCCTTGACAAGGGCAAAATCATTGTTGCCATTGAAGAAAATATGCTTGATGCCCTGATCGGCTAGCTCGTTATGAAACGCCCAAATTTCACTGTGAGCTTGTTCGGTTTTTTGTTTCCAATCTGTGCCAATGACAAAATTTCGGTATTTTTCTTGCAGTGCCTGCGGAACGTGGTCGATGCCACTGGCACCCACTTGATAATACACGCCGTCATGCAACCATTCTTCACGCTCCCAGGTGCTCCATTGTATGATCAAAAGCAGATCGTTGTAGGTCACTTGTTGACGCAACCAGTCACGTGTGGTGCGCAGGACGCGAGAATTGGAACTGGCGCTTTCGGCCGCACAATGGAATCCGGCCTTGAGTGTTTCACTGAGTCTGCGTCCCCAGCTGACCGCCAAGTTGGCCGGATGTGGCGTCCTACCCAGATAAGCCAAGTCTGCATCGTCTTCAGCAAAGGCATGCGGATTCACTGCTTCTGCAGCCGCGGTGTGGCTGTCGCCGTTGACAAATAGTATCATAAGAGTTTGTGTTCTTTTATATAACTTATTAATCTATCGCCCCAGGCTTGATGACCGCTGGCCCTGAAATGATACCATTTGTCACTTTCATATCCGCGTTGGGTAAGATACCAATAAAAACTTGCGTCACTGTCATACGGATCAATGTAGCAGTTGTTCCAGTCTTTTTTTTGAGATGGTCCAATTCCAAAAAAGTTATACATACAGTTAAAAAACAAATGTGGAATATTATTTTGTTCAAGGAGCAAATGGAGTTGAAAAATTTGTTCATGAATATGTCGAGATCTTGAATCTACGTGATCTGGGGTCAATCCGGATTGCCATAAATGATATTGTTGTTGCAGAGCGTCTGGAAGGTGCTTGTACCATCCCGACATGATATTGTAGAATTTTCCATCGTGTTCCCACTCCTCTCTTTCCCATGTTCCCCATCCGATTACAACAAATATATCGTTGGTAAGTTGTTTGGAGATGTAATTTTTGGTTGTTCGTACTATTCTCTCAGCACTGCTGGCCGCTTCTGCATCATTATAAATTTCATATCCAAGATGTCTGGCCAGTATTTCTATAAATGATGTCCCAATCTCTTCGGACATCATGCTACCTAAACTATGGCTATCACCGTTGACATACAGGATCATGATACTTCGCTACGACCATCTCCGATGTCACGTGTCTTGACCACACGATTGGGATTCATGGCCTGTTCCTGCTCCCAGGTTTCAAGCACAACATTGCGGCACACGGCCTGGAACCAGCGATCCACGATGTCATTGTCAGTGTCATCGGGTCGCATCTGGTAGCCGGCCCTGACAAGATTGGCCACAAATTTTTCATTCCAGTCCAGTTCAAAACTGCCTTGGTGCAGATTTTCTGGATCCACTTCCATGCTGAGCATGGCCACATAAGGTTCGCCACGTTCAGTAGCCAGATCCTTGGCAGATTTTTCTATC